GAATTTTCTCAAATCATTGTTAAGATCAAGACATTACTTAAGAAGTCAGATGACACTGTAAGTGAAGAATAATACAATTACATATTTATATTAAATAAACCATTAGTTATGCCAACAGTAAACGATAACTATCCTAAAAAGGATAATGCAGAAATGTCGGATGCGCAGTTAAAAGAACTTGCTATTCAACAAATGCAACGCCAAGAGGTTAAAAACTCTGGATTCCCAACAGAAATGATTTCATTACCATCTCAAGGTAAAGTATATCCTGAGACTAATCCTTTATCTTCAGGTAAGATAGAGATGAAATACATGACAGCTCGAGAAGAAGATATTCTTACTTCACAAAATTTAATTAAACAAGGAGTTGTATTAGATAAATTAATGCAGTCATTGATTGTATCTACTATTAATTACAATGATTTAGTTATTGGAGATAAAAATGCTATTATGATTGCTTCTCGTATTTTAGGATATGGAAAGTCATATAATATAGACGTAACATGTCCTAATTGTGGAGAAAAATCTAATGTTGAGGTTGATTTAACTGAATTACCAGAAAAAAATATCCCTGAAGATGCTAAAATTGTAGGAGTAAATTTATTTGAATATACTTTACCTCAATCAAAGCGAGTAGTTACATTTAAAATTATAACTCATGGAGATGAAAAGAAAATTCAATATGCTTTAGACGCTATTAAAAAGACATCTAAAAAAGATTCAATTGATAGAGAGCTTACGACTCGATTAAAACATTTAATTAAATCAATTGATGGAGATACATCTCAAGCAGCAGTTGATTCATTTGTTGATAATGAATTATTTGCATTAGATTCTAGAGCATTAAGAACATATATTAAAGAGGTAGCGCCAGACCAAAAATTCCAAATTGACTTTGAATGTAGTCATTGCAACCACGAACAGGAGGCGTTGGATTTTGGAATTGATACCAACTTTTTTTGGCCTAAGTCCTAATTATAAACCAATTCTTCATAATCAAATATTTGAGTTGGTTTATTATGGTAAAGGTGGTTTCAATTGGAATGATGTTTACAATATGCCAGTTTGGCTAAGAATTTTCTATTATAAAAAAATAGATGAAACACTAACCAAGCAAAAGAAAGCACAAGAAACTAAAACGCAATCTGCTAAAAAACCCAAAATTAATCGACCAGCTATTTAATTGGCTGGTCTTTTACTGTAAAAGATACCAACTGTTTATTAAATTGATATTTATATTAAAGTAATTATAATCAAATGAAACTTTCTAAATTTAAACAACTAATTAAAGAAGAAATTGAATTGCAATCTGAGCAATACAACGCTACTTTAAAAGAAGGAGTTGTTGATAAAATTATAGCTGCTATTGTTGATAAAATTGTAAAAGTTAAGTATAAAAAATATTTTGACGAATTACATAAAGATCCTGAATATATAGAAGCTTTAAAAGGAATCAAAACATACGCTCAGAAGATGGACGCCTCTGCTGAAGCATGGGAACGTGCAAAAGTAAAACAAGACAAAGCATATAATGAATATGCTAAAAGGTATGGAAAAGAAGCTGCAGATAAAATTGTAGCAGACACAAAAGCCGGCACATATAGATTTTCTTGGAAAAAGAAATACTAATTTAATCAATGGCAAAGACAAATAAACCAGCATCTACATCAACCCCTAAGATTAGTACTAAGGGGTATAAAGCTGTGGAAGAATTTAATAAAAATATTGCTCAGTCACAAAAGCAGCAAATATTAAATTCAAAAGAATTAGATGATATTGGAGAAGATTTGTCTAAAAATTGGAAAGATTTAGCAGATGCTATTAAAACAATTAATAGTCGATCTGCAGCGTTAGGAGAAAATTTTGATGATATAGTTGATTATACAAAAGCTATTTATAAAAATATAGAAAATGTTGGGTCTGAGCTTTATGAACAAGTCGACGTATCTAAAAAAATAAATAAATTAGCTGAAGATCGAACCAAACAAACTGATAACGAGCAGAATCTTCAATCTAAGCTTCAGGAGATACAGCAAAAAATATTAAAAGCTAATGCCACTGGCAGAAAAAAAGCTGTCGAAGATTTAAAACAAAAGAAAAAAGAAGCAGAATTATCATTAGCTACGTCGAGATCCGAAATAACCTCTTTAGGAACGAGAATTAATGCTTTAAAAACTTTAGAATCTACTAACAATGCTTTAAATAAAGCAAATGAAGCTGCTAAAAAACAAGGAATTGATATTCAAGAATTATCAGGTAAGATATCAGAGCCATTTGAAAAAGTATTAGGTATATTAGATGAAGTTCCGGGTGGAGGAATATTAAAACAATTTTTTGGATTAGATTCGGTATTAGAAAAAACTCAAAAAGCTGTAATGGATTCATTTACTTCAGGATTAGCCAATGGCGGTTCAGTAGGATCTTCAGCATTTGCAGCATTAAGAGCTGGAGCAACATCATTTATGGCCGCATTAGGGCCTATATTAATTCCGCTATTAGCAATCGCAGCTGCGTTATATACAATTAAAAAAGCATTTGAATTAGATCAAGAAGTAACTGATTTAGCAAAAGGATTGGCAATTTCAAAACATGAGGCTCATGAAATTCATGATTCAATGAATGAAATTGCGGCTTCTACTAAAGTAGTTGGGGCTAGCACAAAAGAATTAACAGACGCATATTCAACGCTAGCTAAATCGTTAGGAGTTACTAAATTAGCCAATGACGAAATGGCTGAGACTCAAGTGTTTTTAACAAAACAAATGGGATTATCTGCGGACGAAGCTGCTGACTTTCAAAAGTTTTCAATGTCTAATGGAAAATCAGCAGAACAAAATTTAGCTGTTATTAAAGCTGGAGTAGATTCAATGACCGGCGGATTAATGAATTATAAAGATGTCGCAAAAGATATTGCAACTTCTTCTAAAGCAGTACAAGCTTCTTATAAAGGAAATATTCAAGCTTTAACAAAAGCAGTAGTAATTGCTAAAAAGTTTGGAATGACTTTAGATCAAACTAAAAAATCAGCAGAGGGTATTTTAGATATTGAGTCTTCTGTCGAAGCTGAGATGAAAGCTAATGTATTGACAGGTAAGCATATGAATCTAAATGCTGCAAGAGATTTAGCACTTAAAGGTCGAACAGCAGAGGCAATGCAATTAATGATGGAGCAGGCAGGCGAGTATGATGAATTGAAATCTATGGAGCCATATAAGCAAAAAGCAGTTGCCGATGCTATGAATATGACAGTAGATGAAATGATGACAGCTGCTGAGACTCAGAAAAATATGAATGATATGGCTAGCCAGTTAGGAGTAACGTTAGATGAAAATAGTCAACTTTCAAAAGAGCAAATAGCTCAAGCAGCTGCGTTAGGTAATGAAGAAGCTAAAAAATTAATGTTACAAGACCAACAAGCTTCTGCGCAGGAAAAAATGGCCGCAATGGGAGATAAGTTAATGACTATTTTTAATTCATTAGCAGGACCTATTATGGAAGTTTTAGATCCATTAATGGAAATAGTTAATTTTGCGATGCCATTGATAACAGCAAGTATTAAATTGGCATTTGCGCCATTAATGAGTGTTATGAAAATGATATCTGGTATATCTAAATTATTTCATGGGGATATAATGGGCGGTCTTAAAGATGTTGGAGAAGGTATAGGAAGATTTTTCTTTAGGCCGTTTATGTTTGTATATGATTTATTAACAGGATTCTTCCCAGGATTAAAAGACATGGTTAACGAAGCTATTGATTATGTAGGAAATGCCGTTAAATCAATATTACCAGATTGGGCAGTGTCTTTAATTAGTGAAGATAAGCCAGCTGAAGGAGCAGAACCTCAAAAAGTACACGATGCTGCGATAGATTCTTCAGGCGGATTAATTGTATCTGGTAAAAAAGGATCGTTCCAATTAGATTCTCAAGATTCTGTCGTAGCAGGAACTAGTTTAGGAGAAAAATCTGAATCTTCAAGTACTATGGGAGATTGGTGGGATTCAATGACAGGAGGAGGAAATGACAATTCTGAAGTAGTTGCTTTATTAAAAGAACTAATCGCAAAAGTTGAACAGCCAGTAATGGTTAATATTGGAGGCCGAGTAGTCGACGAAATGGAAAAACAAACTTCTTTAAGAAGAACGTATAATACCAAAATGGACAGCGGTTATGGCACGTTTGGATAATTATTAGTATATGGCATTAATAGACTTAAAATCAAATTTAGCAAGTTTTCGTTCAGACTTTTCAACACCTAGTGTTGCAACTCAAACTGAAATGCCGACTAAACAATTAAAGAAGGCTCAGCAAACACAAGCATCTCGAGCTACAGTGGATCGAACCAATTGGATTGATTCAGTTGTAATTAACGATTTTAAAAATACTGGCCCGACTGGTTGGCAACCTGGAAAATTTACTTTGCGATCACAATTAGGAGATGGAAAATCTCCATTAATAAGAAGTTATGACCCGCTTATAACAAACACTTATAATTGGTATAACTCTGATGGTAAAGTAAGTCCACATACAGGATTTTATAGTAAAGATAATACTTATCAAATAAAAGCAACTAAAAAAGGATTTTTAGCGGCTACATACAATACAAATTCTCCAGTAGATGATGTATATAAAAAGTTTAGTTTACAAGACGAAGCTTACAATCCGACTTACATAAAACAACCTTTTATTGTAAGAGGTATTCAGCGTAAAGGAAATGAAACTCCACAATATTGGGGATTCGGATCTCGTTCAGGATTTGATGATGGATTAATTAGAGGTGGTGTAGTAACGGTAGCAGATCGAGTTGTAGCAGATACCGTTCGTATTGCAAAATTCATGGCATCACCTAAAGGTCTTTTATGGATAGTTAAACAAGTAGGATTAGGTTTAACCAATGCTAAAGTAGAAGCTGTTGGAGGAACTTTTGGTCGACAAACAAGAATACATACCGGAGTCGCTTCATTACTTTCAGTACCCGGTACTCCATTTGGATTGCATTTTACTCGCCATGGCATTCCATTTGCAAATGAATCTGCTAGCTATGAAAATGTAATTAAAGAGAAGCAACGTACAAGCGCTGGGGAAGTATATAGCAGATTAATTGATTTGCAAAAAGAATTTGATGCTGGTAAATTTTATAGCAATAAAATAATAGAAGGCTTATCTAAAGTTAAAATATTTAAAACTAAGTCGCTAGGCTCTAACATATTATCAGGATTAGGCGGACCAGGTTCAGTATATGGAATAGGATTTACTCAAATTCGCAGAGTTACAGACACTAAATCAGACGCAGTTGAACGAGCAGCAAGATTTGGATTTACTCAAATACATAGTATTGAGTCTCAATACGCGTCTGCAATTGGTAAAGCATCAACTTCAACAAAAACAGATGAGTTAATTAAACTACCTGGTGAAAATGTAATTAGAAACAGTAGAATTGATAATGAAATTGGCGGAGTTTTACCAAATGGACAATTTGGTAATTATGATAAAAAAACCCCTGGTAATGATCAAAAAGCTGATTTATCAACTTTAGCAACACTTAAAAATACATATACAAGCACTCCAAATAACCCAATTAATACATATGCTACATTAGCGTATACAAAAATTAATAAAAATGCTAGGTCGGAAAGAAAAGGAGATTTTCGAAATGGATTAGATGATAGCGCTAAATCATTTAGCGGTAAAAAATTAACTGCTGATCAAAATCAATATGAAAAGTATAATTTAGAAACTAAATACGGATTTGGTAATGTTGGTAAAGTTGGAGCAGACAGAAGCGATCCTAATAAATTTTTAGTAGATTCGACAGAGTTTACTAAAAAGAAAAAGGATAGATTTGTTTTAATTAGTATAGGAGATAAATTTCGTGGAGATAAAGTAACTGCTATTGACATAGCATCTCCTGGAAAAAACAATCAAGTATATACAGATACCGGTCAAGATTTAATTACATTTTATTTTGAAGATGGCGAAGAAGGGACAAATGTAATGCCATTTAGATGTACAATGACTGGATATTCAGATTCATTTACTCCAGGATGGGATAGAATAGATATTATGGGACGTCCAGATGGCGCGTATTTATATACAACATTTGAACGTTCAGTTTCATTTAATTTTACAGTAGCCGCATTATCTCGTTCAGAAATGATACCTATGTGGAGAAAGTTAAATTATCTATCTACATATACAATGCCAGACTTTAATGGTTCGGCTAGACCATCAGGTCCATTTATGAGAATTAGTATAGGAAGTTTATTTAAAAACACTCCTGGATTTATTTCTTCTTTAACATATACAGTACCAGATGACACCAATTGGGATATAGCAGAAGATGCAAAAACTAATAAAAATGCTAAACAATTACCAATGGTAGTTGATGTAGCTATGTCGTTTACTGTAGTAGGTGACTTCCGACCACAAATGATGGGAAGAGCTTATAGTTTACAAGGAGAAGGCGATTGGTTAAAAGATTCAGTTACAAAATTAGGATCAAAATCTAAAGGTAAAAAATAAAAATTATGTCAAGATACGATAATTACACATTTACTCAAACACCTAAATTAGATGTTGAGAACAAACGAAGATATTACGATTCGTTAATAGATCCTGTAATCGAAAAAAGCGTTGATGATATTTATGTAGTTACGAGTGTCGGAGAACGTTTAGACCTATTAGCATGGAAATATTATCAAGATCCAGAATTATGGTGGATTATTTCTGCAGCGAACCCAGAATTACGAAAGGATTCCTTATATTTAGAACCTGGTATTCAAGTTCGTGTACCTAGAGATTATCAAGTAGTATTACAATTGTTTATAGATCAAAATAGTTTTAGATAATGGCAGAACAAACAATATTTTTTACAGATTGTGATAAATCAATATTTGATGCGATTAAGGCCCGTAGAGCAATTTACGGTTCAGAAAATCGCAGCAGTACAGATCATGCATGGTTATATAAAAAGATGGCTTATGCAACAGCGTCTGCTCGTAATAGCACAAATCAAAGAACATCTTCATTATTAACTCCTACGGGTGCTGGAGTAGGTGGTGGTGGATTATATAGAGGTAAAACGCCAACTCAAGATGGTAGGTTTTTACCTAAGCCTCATATTAATACAGTAAAAGTATCTAATGAAGGAGACTTTGGATCTATTAAAAAATGCGAAGTAACATTTACAGTATATAGCAGAGCAGATTTAGATAAAATGCAATCATTCTTTGATATAGGAGCTGATTTAGTAGTTCAATATGGATGGAATAATGCAGGCCCCGCGGGCGGTAAGCCTGGTATGTTTAAAGGAGTTGTATATAATTTCGGATATCAAGTTAATATCTCAGGTGGATTTGATTGCACTACATATGGAATAGGGCCTGGTATAGCAGCGTTAGCAGGTAATGTCAATGCAGCTTCTGATAGTAAAGGTCAAAAGATAACAGATCCTTTAGGAAATGTAGTTAGTTATAATAGCTTATCAGAAGCATTAACGACATTAAAATCAAAAGCTGATCAATTACAACCTGGAGTAGTTAATGAAGATGCAGTTGGATGTGTTAAAATGCCTTCATCATGGGGAACCGCTAGCGAGTCAACTGAGTCAAAAGAAGCAGCTCAAAAAGCTGAAGATGCTTCTATGTATTTTATTTCGCTGGAAAAGATAGTTCAATTAATTAAAGTAAAAGTATTAGAAGACGCGGGTGGTGATAAAATGAAAAATATCACATTCAAATGTAACGGTGCTATTACCTTAGGTAATATTCCTGGTCCAGATTATTTAGTATCAGCAAATCCAAAAGAAATTTTATTTCCTGGACTATGCAAATACGGTACTAATCATACTTTTACTTTTGGAGATTATGATGCTAAATTTACTGCATCTGACCCCGGAGGCGATTTAAGCAAGACAATGATTAATATTGATTATCTTATTGATACGCTATCTAAAATAGGAGAATCAACTCAAGATAAAAGTAAATCTGCAGACAGTACAATCGCTAAATTTTTTAAAATATTATTTGATAGAATTCATTATTGCAGTGGCACTAGATTTAAATTGTCATTAGCAACAAACGCAAAAGGCGCTGACGGTCAAGATGATTCTGAATTTTTAGTAGTTGATACCAATTATATAGCCGCTCCATTAAAAAATCAAATTTTAGAATTAACTGCGGTAACTGAACAAAGCGTTTGTAGAGCAATTTCATTAGTAGCTAAAATTCCTTCAGAAATGGTAACAATGGCGTATGTACAAAATACAAGCACATTAGCAAAAGCTGATACATCAGGAATAGGTGCAGTAACTGGAGGGTCTACACAAAAACAAGCAGGTGCTGAAACTGCTAAACCAACATTACAAGAGTGTCTTTTAAAGTTTGACTCTGCAGAAGTAACTGCTAAAGATATTACTTCATTGCAAGCTGCTTTAAACCGAGTGTATATAGGTGGAAATGATCCTGGATCAAAACCTTCTAAAGAAGCAATTCCATATCCTATTGATTTTTCAGCCACTATAGATGGATTAGAAGGATTTGTATTTGGAAATGCAATCACTACAAATTACTTACCTTCAGTATATGCCGATAAAAACGGAACAAAAGTTGCATTTACTATAACTAAAGTAGAACATACTATTGCTAATAATGATTGGACGACTAGTTTATCAACAATATGTAGATTAATACCTAGACCATGATAAGAAATAAATTATATTATCCTAAATCACATATAATTACCAATCTTCATACAGATGGTAAAGAATGGATGTTTGAGGACTCTACGGAATTTATTGGTTATTATCATAAATACGTTGATGGTACTATATTAAGTGGAGCTGTATATAGCAGAACAGAATCTAAAAAATTAATACCTTATATTGATTCAGTAAAAGATCCTACAAATGTAATATACGATTCACTTAAAAGCAAATCAAGTTTTAAAGCTCCTTATACAGTATACACAATACCAACTGAGTCAGACTTTGAAGCTGGAAAAATAATTAGATATTTTTTACGTAGAAGAAATACTTCTACATATGAAGATATTACAGAAATTGATAAAGACCAATATAAACTTTGGAAACAATCGTCAGGTGGTATTGACAGAACATTATACAATGCTATTACACTTGAATGGAAGTTAACAGGCCCGTTAAATGATATACGAGAAGGCCTTAATGTAACATATGGTGTATCAGACACTAATAAACGAATGGTAGAGTTAAAAGATTCAGAATTTCTTGGATTAAAGAACTTTTTAACTGATTATATTGAATATACCATTTATTCTCCTTACATAGATAAAGAAATTAAAAAATTATTTGTATATTTGAATTAGTTTACTTATATTTACTAGGTAATGAAAATCATCGAAACAACATCGGAGTTTAATTCTTTCCTAGAACAAAGTAAAGAATTCGATTGGATAGTTGTGCCTACATACTGTAACGGAGAAAGACCTGTATATACAGATCACGTTTCTGTTGTATATGTATATGTCATCAATTTAGATGAAGAGGTTATGATAGTATTCAACCATACAGAAGGTCTTTCGCTTTCAGAAGAACTACTAAATCAATTTCCATTAGATAAAAAATTATTTGTATATGGTAAAAAACGATTTAAAAGATTTTTAGATCGACCAAATATCATAGACATCAATTTAGTAGAGTATTTTTATAACAATCAGCCAATTGAAGATGATTTTGAAACTTCAGCTCACGAGTTCTTTACGAGAACCTATGGTAACTTCACTGATTTAAATACAATCATTCCAATTACTAAACACATTGAAAAGAGTCAAGCAATTAGTCAACGATTTTTAGATGTATATGATTTCTTTCAAGAGGATGCAGCTTTTACCAAGTATAATGATTTGATAATTGATTCTCTTTATCAAATAGAACAAAATGGATTATTTACCAATTATGAACAATTTAAGAAAAAATTCAACGAAGCTATATTATATGATCATTTCGCTTATTCAGAATATAACATATACACTACTACCGGAAGACCTAGTAATAGGTTTGGTGGTATTAACTATGCTGCTTTAAATAAAGACAATGGTCAGCGAGCGGCATTTGTTTCTAGATTTGGAGAAAATGGATTTATAATGTCCTTTGACTATGACGCTTATCATTTAAGATTGCTAGCAGAGTTAGTAGATTATAAATTTCCAGATAAAGTTTCAGTGCATGAGTATTTAGGTAAATTTTATTTTCAGAAAGAAGAGCTGACAGCAGCTGAATATTCAGAGTCAAAGTCTATTTCATTTAGACAGCTTTATGGAGGTATAGGAGAAGAGTATTTGGAAATTCCATTCTTCGCAAAAATATATGAATACACTCAGTTATTATGGGCTAGATATAGACAAGATGGGTATGTAGAAACTCCAATGTTCGGAAGGAAATTATTTAAATCTTTCTTCTCTGAAATGAATGCAGCAAAGCTTTTAAATTATGTATTGCAGTCCTACGAGACCGAGCGAAACATGGCCGTTATTCATAACATACTTCTACGTACACAGTCTTTCTCATCGAAGCTAATACTTTATACCTATGACAGTTTTTTATTCGATTTTAATAAAAAAGACGGAGCTGAATTAATAAAAATAATCAAAGAAGAATTAGAACAAAATGGCAAATTTCCAATTAAGTTAGAGATAGGTCCCGACTATCACAATATGATTACAGTAAAAAGGAACGTTTAATATATTTATATATGAAAAAGATCAGTTATAATATTATTCGCTTTGGTACAATTAATTTGTTTATTTACGATAGAACCGGAATTGGATCATACAATAGGTATGATATCAAAAACGTATGAAGTTGTTTATAAAAGAATTTTTATTTTATCAATTGATAGCAGTGATGAGCTTATTTGTAGTTTTAATGTCGAGAAAGGTAATGTAAGAAAACAATTACCAGGAGCAATGTTAGTGCATCGTAAAAAGGAAACCAATACGTTGTATACAATTAACTCGTTAAATGCTTTAATTAAAAAAGAGAATGGTGGAATAGTAGATCCGAGCTTTGCAGTTGAATGGTCAAAGTATGCAAATAGTCTTTTAGTAACTTCAAATAACGATTTGAAAGTACTTCAGACGAAAGTATATCAGATTATTAATTTGTAAAGTTTTTAAAGAAATATTTGGTACCTACAAAAGGTTATCATATATTTAGTTATGTTAGGAGTTGAATATGTAGACACGGTATTCTAGACACCCGAGTAAGCATTACCAATTACTAATTATCAATTAATCAATTAACAATTAAAAAAAAAGAAAAATGGCTATTAATTTAGATGCTATCAAGCAAAAACTCAATTCGTTACAAAACGTA